GGAACAACAACTTTTAATTTCTATGAAAACTCCAATTACATACAAGTACCAGAATCTGTAATTGGAATTGAAAAGATATTTAAGTTTGACACCAGTTCTATTTCTGGTGGAATGTTCAGCATTAAATATCAACTGTTTTTGAATGACTTATACTACTTTAACTCGGTAGAACTTTTACAATACTCAATGGTAAAATCATATCTTGAAGATATTGATTTCCTCCTAACCACAGATAAGCAAGTAAGATTCAATAAGAGACAAGATAGATTGTATCTTGATATTGATTGGGGGTCTCAAGATGCTGGCGATTTCTTAGTTCTTGAGTGCTATAGGGCATTAGATCCAGCATCATTCTCACAAATTTATAATGATAGTTTCCTCAAAAAATACTTGACCGCTTTAATTAAGAGACAATGGGGTCAGAATCTCAGTAAGTTTAAAGGTGTTAAACTTCCTGGAGGTATTGAGTTAAATGGTGGAGAAATCTATCAAGCGGCGGAACAGGAACTAGCAGATATTAGATCAAGAATGGCAATGGAATATGAACTTCCACCTCTCGACTTTATTGGATAATGGCACTTAATCCCTTTTTCTTACAAGGAACCGCTTCTGAGCAAAGACTTGTTCAGGATATTGTTAATGAGCATTTGAGATTTCATGGAATAGAAGTTATATACATTCCTAGAAAGTATGTTAATAAAAAGACTATTTTAGAAGAGGTTCAATCATCAAGATTTGACGATAATTTTGCTATTGAAGCATATTTGAATAATTATGATGGATATGGCGGCGCAGGAGATATATTAACTAAGTTTGGAATGAGTATAAGGGATGAACTCATTCTTACGATATCAAAAGAAAGATTTGAGGACTTCATATCACCATTTATGTCTGGACTAGATGACGAAAGTGGTGAGGGAGAGATTATACTTTCTACCAGACCAAGAGAAGGAGACCTTATCTACTTCCCATTAGGGCAGAGACTTTTTGAAGTGAAATTTGTAGAGCATGAAAATCCTTTCTTCCAGTTAGGTAAAAATTATGTTTTTGAGTTGAAATGTGAACTCTTTGAATACGAAGATGAAATTATTGATACTTCAATCGAAGAAATTGATATTCAGGCTCAGGAAGAAGGATATATTACTACGCTAAGATTGATTGGAGTTGGTGCAACAGCAACAGCTTCTGCATCATTATCTGGTTCTGTTCCTAGTGGATATATAAAGGAAATATTCTTAAATAACGACGGTGCTTTATATACTTCTGCTCCTGTAGTAGCAATTAGCACTTCTCCAACTGGTCAACCAGGTGACAATGCTCAGGCGGTAGCATTTATACACAAAAAGGGAGATGTTACCTCCGTTGAGAAAATATTACTTACCAATGCTGGTGCTGGATATACTGCCCCACCAACGATTACAATAAGTGGTGGTGGTGGAATTGGTGCTGCAGCGACTTGTTCAATCGAAACAACTTATAATGGTGTTGTAAGATTTACCGTACTTGATGGAGGTTCTGGATTTGGGACTTCTCCAGTTGTTACTGTTGCAGCTCCAGGAGAAATAGCATTGTCTGGTGTTGGACAAACTGCCGTTGGAATAGCTTCCATAGGAGTTCAAGGAGGCACTAACGTTGTTAAATCAATTTACATATCAAATCCAGGATTTGGTTATACTGCCACAACAACGGTAACAATTTCCGACCCAGAGAGTATTTCTGGGACTGGAGTCTATTATTTCAATGAGGTTATTTACGGATCTAGGTCTAAAACAGAAGCAAGAGTTAAGGAGTGGGATGAAGATACTAAGATTCTTAAAATTTCTAATGTAAGTATTGGTTCTACACAACTGGGATTCTTTGCTGGAGAAAATATCATTGGAAAAGACTCTGGAGCAGTATACACTCTCCAAACTTATACACAAGATGATACCTATGATAAATACACTGAAAATGATGAATTTGAAACTCTTGGTGATGACATTGTAGATTTCACCGAGACTAACCCATTTGGTACGTATTAATGCTAGGAACTTATTATTATCACGAGATAATACGAAAAACAATTATAGCGTTTGGTACGCTATTTAATGATATTCATATCAGACATCAGAACCAGAGTGGTAATGATATTAGTGATATAAAAGTTCCACTTGCTTATGGTCCAAGTCAAAAATTCTTAGCAAGAGTTACTCAGCAACCAGAACTGAACAAACCAGTTCAAATTACGATGCCAAGAATGTCATTTGAAATGACATCGATTCAGTATGATCCAACAAGAAAATCAAGTCTTATTCAAACATTTAAGACTTGCGACGATGGGAGCAAGGCAAAGAAGGTGTTTATGCCGGTTCCATATAATATCGGATTTGAGTTGAATATTCTTTCAAAGTTAAACGATGACTCTTTACAGATAATTGAGCAGATTCTTCCATATTTTCAACCACACTTTAATCTTACAGTTGACTTAGTAGATTCTATTGGTGAGAAAAGAGATGTTCCAATTATTCTGGAATCAGTAAGTTTCCAAGATGATTATGAAGGAAATTTTGATACAAGAAGAGCATTGATTCACACTCTTCAGTTTATGGCAAAAACATATTTGTTTGGTCCTATTTCCGACAGCAGCGATGGACTTATTCGTAAGGTTCAGGTTGATATGTATACTAGCACTGATGTAGCTACTGCCAAACGTGAAATGAGGTATACAGTTCAACCCGATCCATACTCAGCAAATCCAGGAGATAGTTTTGGATTTGATGAGGAGTGGACTTTCTTCTCTGACGGAAAGGAATATAGCCCAACACGCCAAACCGATATTAACTAATAACTATGACTGATAATTATGATTCCATTGACAAGGCACTCAATATTGAGAGTAGCATTGTTGAAGCAGAAAGAGTGGAGATTCAAAAACCACCAATCCCTGCCGATAGAAATGATATTAGAAAAGATTATGAATACACCCGTGCCAATCTATATTCACTTATAGAGAAGGGTCAGGAAGCGATTAATGGGATTATGGAACTTGCCGGTGAAAGCGCAAGTCCAAGAGCATATGAGGTTGCTGGACAACTGATTAAGAGTGTTGCTGATACTACAGATAAGTTAGCAGATCTTCAGAAAAAACTCAAAGATTTAGAAGAAGATACTGTCAAACAAACAACCAATAATGTTACAAATAATGCTTTGTTTGTTGGTTCTACATCAGAACTCTCAAAACTACTCAAGCAAGGTTTTCTAAATAATAATGATACCAAGAAATAATAATGGCAAAGAAGTCCTGTAAGAAAGGATATTACTATTGTTTCACTTCTGAGAAGTGTAAAAAGATTCCTAGGGGATGGCATCTTATGGCATCTACAGGACGTATTATGAAGGATAGTGAGCATAAGGAAGAAGAGGAAACCAAAAAGAATGGCAATGGTACAAATGGCAATGGAAGTGGGAATGGGGACTCTTCTGGGAGCTCTAATGGTGGAGGAGTATCAGAGGGTTGGAGTGCAAAATACAAGAAGTCCATCGATTGCGATAATCCAAAAGGTTTCTCACAAAGAGCACACTGTCAAGGAAGAAAGAAAGTGAACGAAGCAAAAGAAAGGGGTGACCACGAAGTTTCGATGGCACAATCTCAGTTGGCAAAAACTGAGAGAAACATTAAAACACTTCGCAAAGCACTCGGTAAAAAAGAAAAAAATATTCCTGCTTGGCTTCAGGCGAAGATTACTGATACTGAGCACAATATGGATGCAGCTGCTGGTTATATGGAGAACCCTCTTGAAGAAGCAAACAAAAGTGGTGATAGTTCTTTGCGTGACTGGTTTACTAAGAGTCGCGCTTCTGATGGCACCCCTGGTTGGGTTCAACTTGGTGGTAAATACGCAGGAAAACCCTGTGCCAAACAACCAGGACAAAAAACCAAACCAAAGTGTGGTTCTTCAAAAATGAAGGCAGACCTCTCAGACAAGGAAGAGGAAAAAGCATTCCGTCGTAAGAATCGTAAGGATAAGAATCCAAATCGTAGAGGAAAAGCAAAGAACGTTTCAACAGAATCATATGAAATTGGTGGAGAGCAACTGAACGAACTTTGGGGTAAAGTCGCTCTTGCTGCTGGCGCTGCAGCTCTTCCTTATCTTATGAAAAAGTTTGGAAAACCTGCAGTAGATAAAGAACTTGATAAGCATAGAAAGGCAAAACCGAGTGATTATTCGGTAAAGGGTGGTCTTGGTGCTTATGCGGCAAGATCGAGAACGGGTGGTCTTGAGAATCTTTCCCCAGATTTGAAAAGACAGTATATGGGTAATTCATATGACCCAAAAGGTGAACTTGTAGAAAATGAAAAAAAAGATGCCTGCTATAAAAAGGTCAAGTCACGCTATAAGATTTGGCCAAGTGCTTACGCTTCTGGTGCATTAGTCAAGTGTCGTAAAGTTGGTGCTGCTAACTGGGGCAATACGTCTGAGGGGTATGAGTTCTCCAACTGGAGAGATGATTTTGCTCCAATGGAAGTCGAATCTGTAGATATTGTTACCCCACAACCACTCCAACCAACAAAAGGAATTGGCAGTGAAATGCTTGGTGAAAAATGTTGGGATGGATATGTTCAAAAGGGTATGAAGAAGAAGGGTAAAAAAGTTGTTCCCAATTGTGTGAAAGAAGAAGAGAAAAAGGTAAAGCGTTGGTGGGATGACGATCGTGATGGTATTGGTTGGGAAGAAGGTGAAGTAAAGAAGTCTAAAAAGAAGAAAAAGACTAGAAAGGAAGGATATTCCAACTGGAGAGATGAACTTTCCGAAACTAAAGAACCTATTGACATTAATAAATCACCAAAGAAAAGAGCACAACAGGATGCAATGCGTGATATGGGAAGTACACCATATGACCCAAATGAGGGTAAAAGACGTGGTAAGAAAATCTTAGATCGTCTCCTTGGACAACCAGACATTCAAGACGAATACATTCCTGAAGATTGGCAAAAAGTCAACAAAAAAGATAAGACTGATGGTATGAGTCAAAAAGCAGTTAATGCTTATCGTCGTGAAAACCCAGGTTCCAAACTCAAGACTGCTGTAACTGAAAAGAATCCTGGTGGTAAGAGAGCAAAGAGACGCAAGTCTTTCTGTGCTCGCTCCAATGGTCAGAGAAAGATGCACAACATCGATTGCTCCAAGACCCCAGATAAAGCAATTTGTAAAGCACGCAAACGCTGGAGATGCTGATGAAAAGTTTTCAACAATTTTTAACCGAAAGTATCACCATTAACGGTGACTTCAATGGAACCCTCAATGTAGGAGGGTCTTCACCAGAGCAAGCAAGCGAATCTTATTTCGCTGATGTCGTCTGGGAAGGGAAAATATATAGAATGGAGATTGAAGGTTCTATGCCCTCTAAAAATGAGTTGGCAGAAAATCTTCAAGGAGAATATCCTGGCGCTGTAGTTCATAACATTTATCCAGCATCTCAGAGTCCTATAAACATTAAGAGTACACAAAGGTATCGTCCAGAAAGATTGAATTGGGGTGAATAATGGCTCAGTGGAATAAGAATC